AGACTTAAAGACATATGTGTTAAATATAATGTTTTTATTATGTCTGCTACTCAGCTAAATGGAGATTATCAAGATAGTAAAACACCAGATCAAAATTTATTGCGTGGTGCAAAAGCAATCGCAGATAAAATTGACTATGGTTCAATTTTACTCCCTGTAAAGTCTCAAGATTTAGCAAGTTTGGAAACGATTATTCAAAAGAATCCTCAGTTTCCAGTTCCTAAAATTAAATTGTCTATATATAAAAATAGACGAGGACGTTTTAAAAGTGTAATTTTGTGGTGTGATGCTGATTTAGGTACTTGCCGCATTAATCCATTATTTTTAACTGATTTTCAATATGAGTGGATCGGAATAGATGATCTACGTGTGGTAATAAATGATTTTAGTGCTTTTGAGGAGGACGAATAAATGCCTAAGAAGAATAATGCTATCCCTACTGTAATTAATGCTGATGCGAATTATCCTATTGAAGGTCGTCAAGTTGAATATATAATGTCTCGTGGAGAATATGATTTTCTAATGGATAAAGATCGTGCTCCTAAAAATGTACATAGAGATAAGTATATTCTTGATTATCTAAATAGTACCGCTGGTGTATTGGGTACTATTACTACAGTAAGAATTGAGGGGTAAAAATGGCTTTTTATGACAAAGACGAAATCAAGAATAAATTAACTACTGAACAAGTTGAAGATATAGTTCGTGATTTCGGTGGTGATCCGCGGCAAGCCCCAACTGGTTTTGTCGCGGGCACCATTTGTCATAATCATCCTGGAGAAGGAAGTCATAAACTATATTATTATGAAAATACAAGATTATTTAGGTGCTATACTGGATGCGATGCAACGTTTGATATATTTGAACTATTGTGTAAAATTAATAAGCTTGCAGGACGAGAATGGTCCTTGCCTACCGCAGTCAGATACGTTGCACAAAGATATGGGTGGTCGCCAAAAAATGACATACCCGAAGAAGGGATGGAAAGTCTCGCTGATGCCGACGTCTTTAGTAAGTACGATCACAGATCAAGATCGGAAGATACTGGATCAAATCGACAAGGAGATTTTCAGTTTCAATGCTACGACAGTTCCATCCTTGATAGATTAGCGTACCCTATCATCCGGAGCTGGGTTGACGAAGGAATCTCTCCAGAGGTCCTTAAGTTCAATAGAATCGGCTACTATCCAGGGGGAGAACAAATCACTATTCCCCATTTCTCTCGGAACGGAAACTTCATTGGATTGCGTGGCAGAGCATTATCTACACAATCCGCCGAACTTTATGGTAAATACCGCCCCTGTTATATCGGAGGCATAATGTATAATCATCCTTTGGGATGGAATTTATATAATTTAAATAATAGTGAAAAGAATATTAAAAAAATTGGAAAAGCAATTATTTTTGAAGGCGAAAAAAGTTGTTTGTTATACCAAAGCTATTTTGGTCATGATGCAGATATTAGTGTGGCTTGTTGTGGCTCAGCTGTCTCGTCTCGGCAAATGGAGTTACTCATTGATGCAGGAGCGAAAGAAGTCATTATTGCTTTTGATAAACAGTTTCAGACAAAAGGAGACGCAGAATTTAAGCATTTAATAAATAACTTAAAAGCGATTCATAGAAAATATAATAATTATGTTTCAATATCTTTTATATTTGATAAAGAAAATTTATTAGGATATAAAGATAGCCCCATAGATCGCGGGGCGGAGACCTTTATGAAACTTTTTAAAGATAGGATTGTGTTGTAATGGAATTAAAAGTACGTGAACAAATAAAAGGACTTGGAACAATAGAACAAATATTATATTCAAGAGGATTTTATACTACAAAAGAAATGGATTTATTTCTGCACCCTTCTTCAAGTGCAGAACATCCTTATATACAGCTTGATCATGTTGAAAGTGCGGCTCGCCGTATTTTAAGAGCATTGGTGCGACAAGAGCAAGTATATATACAAGTTGATAGTGATTGTGATGGATATACTTCTGCGGCTTTGCTGTTAAATTATTGTCATAAAATTGCTCCTTCTGTTGTTGAAAATAAGTGGGATTATGCGTTACATAGCGCGAAAGTTCATGGCATTGATATTGATAAAGCAACAGAAAAAATATATGATTTAATAATCGCTCCTGATAGTTCTTCTAATGAAAAAGGTAAACATAAAAGTTTAATTGACCATGATATTTCAGTTATCGTGTTAGATCATCACGAAGCAGAAAATTATGAAGATGATCCTGCTTTAATTGTAAATAATCAGCTTTGTGCTTATCCTAATAAATTTCTATCAGGAGTTGGAATAGTATATAAATTATGTCAGTGTATTGATCATATTGCATCAGTTAATTATGCAGATAATTATTTGGATTTAGTAGCTTTAGGATTACTTGGTGATATGATGGATATGCGCGAATTAGAAACACGCTATTATATTACTGAAGGCTTAGAATGTGTTACAAATCCATTTTTTAAATATTTAGCAGAAAAAAATAGTTATTCTATGAATGGACAATTTAATCCCCATACTGTATCTTGGTATATTGCTCCTTTCATTAATGCTGTTACAAGAGTTGGTAATGATTATGATAAGCAATTAGTTTTTGAAAGTATGCTTGATTGGAAAGCAGGAGAACTAATTAAAAGCGATAAACGAGGTGCGGCAATAGGATCAGAAGAATTGCGTGTTACACAAGCTGTTCGACATTCAGCAAATGTAAAAAGACATCAAGATGAAAATAAAAAGAAATTGTTGGAAGAAATTGATTTAAAATTACAAAAATATCCAGAAATATTACAGGCGCCAGTATTAATTGTACAAAATAAAGGAGTAGTTGATGATGACCCTATTAGAGGTATTACTGGTCTTGTTGCTAATAGTCTCATGTCCAAGTATCATAAGCCTACTTTGGTCCTCAACGAAATTATGGACGGAGAAACAGGAGAAATTACTTGGTCAGGCTCTGGACGTGGCTTTGCCACTACAAATATTAATAACTGGCGTGATTATATTGGGTCTACTGGCACAGCCATTTTTGCTCAAGGGCATCCTTTTGCTTTTGGTGTGGCTTTCAATTCTGATGGGTTGGAGCGGTTCAAAAATACAATTGAGTCTCAATTTGGTACGACGCCTTTTATTATGACATATGATGTTGATTTCATATGGACTATGAATGATGAATTTGATAATAAAATTATGGAAATTGGCGAATATGGAGATATTTGGGGCCAAGGAGTTCCAGAACCATTGGTTGCCATTGAACATATAAAAATTAAAAATGATGTTAAAATAAATTTATTGGCTAAAGGTACATTAAGAATTGATTTAACTCCTCATAAAACTAGTTGTATTAAATTTGGATCTAATGTAGATGAATATGAATCTTTAAAAGATCAAACAATTACAATAGTTGGAACTTGTTCTATCAATGAATGGAATGATATGCGTTCTCCACAAATTCAGATTATAGATTATTTTATAGAGTCAGTTCCTCAATGGGATTTTTGATTTTTAAAAGAAAGTATGGTATAATAAATATATGGAAAATAAAAGAAATTATATTGTAATGAAGGTTCCTCTATTTGATATGGCTTTCGATGAACAAGTTAATTTATTTAATACAATTAAAGAACAACTTCCATCAGGATATGGAATTATTTGCATCCCTCGAGATGTAGATTGGTGCGAAATGACTCTTCCAGAATTACGAGAAATGCATCAAATGATGGGAACATATATTAAGGAGTTAGAAAATGATATTGACACCAAAACAAGAGAAGGGTCTTAAACTGGCTGTTTCTCGATTTAAAAATCATGAACCCTATACAGTAATTGCTGGATATGCGGGGACTGGTAAATCTACTTTAATTCATTTTATTATTGCAGCTCTTAATTTGGAAGAGTGGGAAATTGCTTATATCGCATATACTGGTAAAGCTGCGCAAGTATTGCGTAATAAAGGTTGTCAAAATGCTATGACTGCGCATCGGCTTCTTTATCATTCAATTCCAAAAAAAGATGGAACTTTTTATTATAAGCCAGTAGAAACACTTTCTCCTCTTAAATTAGTTGTTGTCGATGAAATTTCTATGCTGCCAGAAAAAATGTGGTTACAACTTCTTGCTTATAAAGTTCATGTAATTGCATTGGGCGATCCTGGTCAGTTGCCCCCAGTTAAACAAGTAAGTAATGATGCTTTAGATCATCCTCATATTTTTTTAGATGAAATTATGAGACAAGCCGCAGAAAGTGAAATTATCCGGCTTACAATGGATATCCGTGCCGGAAAGGGTTTAAAATTACAGCGCGGACAAGAGGTAAGAGTAGTTGATCGAGGAGAAACGCTTCTAAATGGATTTTTTGAATGGGGAGATCAAATTATTTGTGGTAAAAATGCTACTCGTCGT